GAGCAAGAGGTGAAGCGCGCTGAGCAGAAAGCGAAGAACCAGCGTGACACCGAAATCGCTGATCTAAAGAACCTGCTTTCCTCAAAGCGGGGACGTCGCATCGTCTGGCGAATCCTTGAGCAGACCGGCATGCACCGGACTTCTTTCACTGGCAATAGCACGACGTTTTTCAACGAAGGGCAACGAAACATTGGGCTTTGGCTGGTGGAGCAAGTGCTGTCTGCAGATACCGATGCGTATCTGGAGATGGTGAAGGAAAACAGATTAGGAGATCAAGATGCCTGATGAAGACACTTTGCTGACTCAGACTGACACCAATGCGGTGAGTGATGATCAGCAGGCTGAAGAATCTCCTCCAACCGAGGAGGCGCAGGAGACAGAAGCGCCAACGAGTGAGGAGGGGAGTGATGCTGACGCAAACCAAGAAGAATCGGATGAGGAGTCCCAGGAGGCGGGTGCCCCTGATGCGTATGAATCATTCGAAGTCCCAGACGGGTATGGCGTAGATGAAACCGTACTGAGTGATTACCAGGAGTGGGCCAAGCAGAACGAGCTGACCCAAGAGCAGGCCCAGGAGGGCATCAACCTGGTGGCCAAGATGAAAGAGGCTGAAGTCACACGGTGGGTGGACCAGCAAAAGGCTTGGGTGGAACAAGCAAAAGGGGACTCAGAGTTTGGTGGCGATAAGTTCGATCAGAGCATTGCCGCTGCTGTGAAAGCCCGTGATGCATTTGGAACACCTGAGTTTAACGAGATTTTGAATGAGAGCGGGCTGGGTAACCATCCCGAGATGATTCGCTATCTCACCCGTGTCGGACAAGCAATCAGTGAAGACCAACATGTCGTGGTCGGCGGTGCCGACTCCGGGCAGCGGTCCCGTGAGCGCGTCCTTTATCCAAGTATGAATCAATGAGTAACAAGGAGTCATTAAATGGCCACTCTATCTACCAATAACCCCACGCTTGCCGAAGTCGCAAAGCGTACCGACCCGGATGGCAAGGTCGACACCATTGTCGAGCTGCTCTCTGAAACCAATGAGGTGCTGGATGATATGTCCTTCCTGGAGGGCAATCTCCCAACCGGTCACCGCACAACTATCCGCTCCGGTCTGCCTAGCAGCACCTGGCGTAAGCTGAACTATGGTGTTCAGCCCAGCAAGTCCACCACCGTTCAGGTCACTGACACGGCCGGTATGCTGGAAGCCTACGCTGAGGTCGATAAGGCGTTGGCCGACCTCAACGGCAACACCGCATCGTTCCGTCTCTCTGAGGATCGTGCGTTCCTGGAGTCTATGAATCAGACCATGGCCGAGACGCTGTTCTATGGTGACACCGGTGCTGATCCTGAGAAGTTCATGGGGCTTGCGCCACGCTACAACAGCACCACTGCTGAGAACGGCTCAAACATCATCACCGCTGGCGGTTCAGGCAGTGACAACACCTCCATCTGGCTGGTGGTTTGGGGTCCTAATACCTGTCACGGCATCTATCCAAAAGGCAGTCAGGCAGGTCTGAAGCACCAGGATCTTGGTGAGGTCACGCTTGAAGATAGCGGTAATGGCAAGTACCAGGGCTATCGCACGCACTACAAGTGGGACATCGGTCTGACACTGCGTGACTGGCGCTATGTTGTGCGTATTCCAAATATCGACGTCTCTGAGCTGACCAAGGATGCATCCGCTGGTGCGGACCTGGTCGACCTGATGGTCCAGGCGGTCGAGATGGTTCCAAACCTCGGTTTGGGGCGCGCTGTCTTTTACGGCAACCGCACCATCTCTTCCTTCCTGCGTCGTCAGATCACCAACGCCAACAACGTCCGTCTGCAGATGGATGAGGTGGCTGGTAAGCGCGTGATGACTTTCGATGGGATTCCGTTCCGTCGTAATGACGCAATCCTCAACACCGAAGCAGCCGTCAGCTAATTCGGATTTCGATAGGAGATAAACATGATTATCGATAAGAGCCTTGAGTTCTCTGACGCTCAATCCCTAACTGCAGATGCAGCTTCAACCAATGTGATTGATCTCGGTGCAAACCAGCAGATCGGCCCAGGTGAGCCTATGAACATCGTAGTTACCCTCGGTGCTGATATGGGAGGTACTTCCCCAACTATGGCGGTACAGGTCCAGACTGACTCTGATGCAGGCTTCGGCTCTGCAACCACCGTTCAGACCTCACGCACACTGACCTCAGGGTCAGCAGGCGATGCCATCGTGATGGGTCTCCCAGATACCAATGAGCGGTATCTGCGCCTCTATTACGACCTGGGCGGCACCAGTCCTACAGCAACTGTCTCTGCATCCATTGTGAAGGACGCACAGCAGTGGGCGGCTAAGGCTGACGCGGTGTAGTTCGTGGAGGTTAGAGCCAAAGCGAAAGGCTATTTCGGCAAGCTGAGAGAAGCAGGGGATCGATTCGAAGTCGATGACTCTGCCGATCTCGGTAGCTGGATGGAGCCAACTGAGACTGAGAAGAGACCGAGACGTAAGACAGCGACGAGGAAGAAGAAGTCCGAAGCACCTGGAAAGGTCGAGGAACTCTTCTCGTAATCAACTGGGGGGCCTTGTGCCCCCTGGTTTTATTGTTTGAGGACCCATCATGGCGAGTGAAGTCGATATCTGTAATCTGGCACTCTCCCATATCGGAGCGAGCGCAACGATCTCCTCTCTGTCAGAACAGAGCGAGGAGGCGTTTCACTGTAATCTGCTCTATGCAGATACCCGTGACGCACTGCTCAGGGCGCATCCGTGGGGGTTTGCGACACGCCATATCGCACTCACTGATCTGGGTGATGCACCTGGAAACTGGTCCTACCGATATGCATACCCCAATGATTGCCTTTATGCCCGTGAGATTCTTCAAATGGACAGCTCAGGTGACCCAATCAAATTTGAAGTGACGCTCGGTGATGCATTTAATTCGCGAGCGATTCTAACTGACCAGGAAGAGGCAACCCTGGTCTACACCTACAAGGTGACCAACACTCTAGTGATTGATCCGCTGTTTGTGAGCGCGCTATCCTGGAAGATCGCCGCAGACATCTGCATGCCGCTGACTCGGGACCAAGATCGACTGAAGGCTGCGTACCAGATGTACCAGTTGGCGATTGCTGAGGCCCAGGTCTTTAACGCTAATGAGTCACACGGGGAGATCAACCGTGAGGCTGAGTGGATTACAGGCAGGGCGTAATGCCGGTCTATGCAATCCAGCCCTCATTCTCCGGCGGGGAACTGGCGCCATCACTGCACGCCCGTGTTGACCTGGCGAAATACTCCGTTGGGCTGAAGACCTGCCGGAACTTTATGGTGCTCGCACATGGCGGTGTGAGCAATCGACCAGGGACTGAGTTCGTCTGCGAGACCCTAGACTCAACCAAGACCACACGCCTGGTCGCCTTTGAGTTCAACACCGAGCAGACCTATGTGCTGGAGTTCGGCCATCAGACGATGCGAGTCATCAAAGAGGGTGGGCTGGTGACCTCCGGTGGAACGCCTGTGCAGATCAGTACGCCGTATGACCATAATGATCTCGCTCAGCTTCGCTTTACTCAATCGGCTGATGTGCTGACCATATGCCACCCCGATTATGAGCCAAGAGAACTGACTCGTTCCTCACACACTAACTGGGCGCTTTCAGTAATTACCTTTGGTACGACAATGACAGCACCTACCGGTGTTTCTGCCTCTGCTCAAAACTATGACGCCTCAAATCCAAGCACAACCTATGAGTATGTCGTCACCGCAGTCGATACCTCTACAGCGGAGGAGTCAGTCGCATCCTCATCGGCGTCAGCAACTAATAACAACCTCTCTGGCACCATCACCAATACGGTGAGTTGGAGCGCAGTCAGCGGGGCTGATAGCTACAACATCTACAAGAAATCAGGTGGTGTATTCGGGTTTGTGGGACGCTCCGATAGCACCTCCTTTAAGGATGACAATATTGAGGCAGACGCCTCAGATACGCCCCCTAAGAACAAAGTGGTCTTTGATCAGGCGGGGGAGTATCCCGCTGCAGTCACTTATTACCAGCAGCGCCTCGCTTTTGCCCAGAGCAATAACAATCCGCAGACCGTGTGGATGTCACAGACGGGCAACTACAAGAATTTCAATGTATCTGAACCCCTGAGGGATGATGATGCAGTCACCTTCACGATCGCCGCACGGCAGGTTAACGAGATCCGGCATATGGTTCCTCTCTCGGATCTTGTTGTCCTCACCTCGGGCGGTGAGTGGTTGATGGTGGCTGATGATGGAAAAGTCGTTACTCCTACTTCCATCAGTCTCAAACCTCAGGGATATAGGGGCGCGTCGGACGTCCCACC